CAGGAGTAGAAGACCGAACCGATTCAATTCCCATAACCTTGAGTTGTGGAGTTTCATATCGAACACCCTCTGCATCATACACATTCATAATATAACGTTTCTTTGCAGTCCAAAGGGCCTTGTCTGCAATATTCTCACGTTTCATTACCATCTTTTGGTCATATGCATTTACATATTCCGCAAGTTTCTGATAAGATTTATCTATGATTTTTTCCATTTGTTCAGAACAAACTTTATCTAAAAAATCAACTACCTTATTCTTGTCATCAATCGTATCTCCATAAACCTTTTTTACCAAATCATCCATACAAATATAAACGGAATCTGTATCAACTGCCACAACATAATCTTTTTCTTCTTCTGGTTTAAGTAGTTCGTTCAGGTATCGATTGATTTCTTTCTCAATCCATTTGATTGAAAGTTGTCCAGATGTTGTAACGGCCTCGGCAATTCGTTGGTCAAAATATCTAAAATGTTCATTTCCCATTGCACCAAAAGCAGAGTTAAGAGTTGTCTTCAAATTGTTCTGCATATTATGATACTTGGAAATCAATTTATATAATTCTACTCTCTTGTCTCCATCCTTTTCCTTCTCCAACTTTTTCTTGGTTGCAATCATCTTTTTCTTATACTTTACACGATCATTATAAATCTGTTGCATCATCTCTGGTAGAAATCCTTGTACATCCTTTCGATAAAATTCATTGTTTGGAGTATAGGTAAGATTATATTTTTCCAAACTATCCAATGATTGTGTTTGATCCAACAATCCACTCACACCAGGCCGATCATCTTTAATCTTTTGTAGTTCTTTTGGTAACTCATCCGTAATCAATGTCTCAGGGCTGAGATTGTACTGCATTATGAGATGAGGATACAGAGAGTTCAAATCAAAATTCACTACCCATTCATGGGCTCCAATTATTGGTTCCTTAACAAATGCACCTTCAAAGTTTGAAGATTTACTAGAATGTTTCTTTGGAGGAATAACAATTTTCTTCCTGAGAAGATTATTGAAAATTAATGTATCCCACATCCGAACTTGGCCGAATGTATTTCCATAATTCACTTTGCAAAGATATGCAAGTGCAACTATCATTTCAAGTAATTTTAATTTACTATCTAACTCTTCAACTAATTCTACATCTTTGATATTGTATTCTATGAACTTCTGATAATCGTTTTTGTAAAGAAGATGAAGAGAACCTTGTTCAGAATAATCAAGTTTACGTTCTCCCAATTCCACAAATGCAATATGGTCAAGTCGATATGACTCTTGATTAGTATAAGTAAATTTACGATACATTTGTAAATAATCAAGAGTTTCTACACCAATTATTTCATAGGCTTGAAGTTCTTTCCCACCCATTCCAAACATTGTATATTCATAAATCTTTTTCCAGGGCGAAAGTAATCGGTATGGATTTTTCTTTTCATCAAAGAGCCGTTTTGCACGATTAACCAAATATGGAATATCAAATGTTTCTATGTTCCATCCTGTAACAATATCTGGTGATTCCTTGTCCCACATTTCAAAGAACTTTTGAAGTAATGCTCGTTCACTATCAACCCGAAAATAGAAAACATTCTCCCTATCATGAACGAATTCACCTCTACCAAAAACATAACATTTACGATCTATTTTTAACGTAATTGCAGTTACTTCTTCATTTGCAGTTTCGATGTCTGGAAACCCATTCTCAGAGCCGGTTTCTATATCAAGATATGCAATACGAATCTGTGAGAAATCATAATCAATATGTTCTTCTGGAAAGTATTCTGCAATAAAAGAAAACTCAAACTTATCATTGCCGTAAATATTGAAGTTGTCTACTTCTTTATATTTGGCAATAAATTCCCTACACTCTTTCATGTTGCCAGGTTGAATTTCTCCAACTGGTTTTCCTTCAAGTGTCCGAAATTTAGTTTTTTCTTTGGTAGGAATATAGAGTGTGGGTTGATACTCTACACGATCTTTGAATCTTTGGCCATCGTTGGAGATGCCACGAAATAAAATATTATTTCCCAGGCGGTGTACATTGGTATAAAAACTCATCTATTCTTTTTCATCAAAATTGTGGTATTTAATATAGTTCACTTTTAACTTATCTAATTCATTATAACATATTAAGATGTGTTTGTCAATCCAATTCTTTCTCCTGTTAAATTGTCCTATAACAAATAAAAATTGCAAGTAAATAAGCCACACATATTTCATATTCTCCCCCCTTTATCTGAGAAGACCCTTTTTATAAGTAGTCTTTCCCTTAACTCTTAGAGCTGTTAGAGTTATTCCACGATTTGTTCCATCTTTCTTATAAGAACAATGCACCCATCCACTATTAGGATTTACACCATCGTAGAATTCTAAAATGAGCTGATCGAAATCTAGATGTTTTGCAATCCATTCTGCAAGATCTGGATTTGATATTCGTGAAGATTCAAAGTCCGCTGCTTCTCCGTTGCAATGTTGACTCGTTTTAGACCCGCCCACTTTTGCATTTAGTGCAGGGGAACGATACCCACTATTGATACGAATTGGCCCGAATTCATTTCTTATTGGTTGTAATATAAAATTACAAAGATTTACCAGATTAATAACGTGTCCTCTAGTAGCATCATTTGAAATTCCTAACCGATCTGCTGTGGAACTTTTTATCATTTCTGGATATGAAAAATTCTTAGTTAAATATCCATTGTATGTTTCTGCCATAATGTTCCTTTACTGTTTTCTAATATCAAATGACCCTGTAGACGGATCAAATTTTAAAACAACTTTCATCTCTATTGGCATAACATTGCCATCTTTCATCTGTACAGGAAGTTTACCTTCTACTGCACCTTTAAGAGCATCTTTTGCATTCTCAAATACATGAGATTTGTCGCCCTTTATAATTTTATCTAATTCTTTTTTTGCGTTGTCTGGAAGTATATCATCTAACATCTTTTCAACGTGTTCTTCAGCCAGATCTTGAGCTTTATCAACTACTAATCCAGCAACCACATTGAATAGCATTCCTGCAAGTGGTAACATATTATTCTCCTTCAAAAGTTAAAAACAAAAACCCCATTAAAGTATATATTCTTCAATGGGGTTTGGAGAATGATTACTTACTAATCAATTTAGTAATGGGAATCAAACGTGGTTTCTTTTCTTCGGACACCACTTTCTCCAAAGAAATATTTAGAAGACCATTATTGAACTCCGCTCTGTTGACAACAATATCATCAGAAAGAGTCCAAGATTTAGAGAATGACCTTCGGGCAATCCCTCTATGAACGTACTGAGTGGTATCAGTACCTTTGTCTTCTATTGAACGTACTGTGATTATTCCGTCCTTCACCTCAACTTCAATGTCAGTTTCAGAAAACCCAGCAAGGGCCACTTCTATGACATAATTGTAGTCATCTTCTTTACGAATGTTGTAGGGCGGAAATCCACTATCCTGTGATGTATTAGGAAAATCCATCATACGATTGAACATACGATCAAATCCAACGGAAAGACCCATAAATCGTTCAAGATCGCCTGCGGTAAGCGGACTGTGATGTGCTAATGTAACCATAATTCCTCCTTATAAAAAGCAAGGTTATTAAAAATATCCCCACCCCCTAGCACGGGCGATGGGTAAGTTAGAGGTTTCCACTATGGACAACCTCAATCACGCCATCCTTCACCTTTACATAGGTGTTGGAAGCGATGTTTTAACACTATAAAAATCAATGTTATTAGTGAATCTGCGGCATAAGATCCTTCTTTCACTAATAATGTATATTTCGGTTTCATCATTATTTATCTCCTTTTCTATTATTATACTAAGTTTTATAGAAAAAGTCAAGTTTTAATTTCCAGTACTTCCAAAACCACCATCTCTGTCAGTTTTTCTTTCTGGTTGTTCTTCTGTTTCCATTATTATACATGGATATTCTTTTATCAATTCTGCTTGACAGATACGTTCTCCGTTAGTTATGAATTGTTGATAGCCACTGATATTATAAATCATCATGTAAACTGGTTCAACATAATCAGAATCAATAATTCCAACATTATTTGCCAGTGTCAATCCCTGTTTTAATGCAAGACTAGATCTTGGATATAACCGAACAGAATATCCTTTTGGAATATCAAAAACCAATCCTGTAGGGATCAATAGTCTTTCGTTGGGATTGACTTGCACTTTTTCATTTACAACTTTTCTAGTTCGTTTCTCCGGCTCTTCAAAATTATTTAAATATACTTTTATTTCTGAAGATTCTGGTAAAGAAGCGTGCAAGTCAAAGCAGGCCGATCCTTCCGTTGCACGAACAGGATCTTTTACGTTTGTGTGTAATTTATAAAAATATAGATTACTGGTCATTCTCATCAGAATCCCTTTTGTTACCAATATTATATTTTGGAGTTAATTCCCATTCGTCTTTTTCTTTGAAAGACAGGATTTTTAACTGACTCAATGGAACTGTAGGTTCTGCTGATTTATCCGATTGCACTAATGAAATCAATTCCCATTCTGCGAGAAGATTTGCAATGGTATTGCGCCTTGCTTCATCGTTCTCTGAGAAATTAGATGTTTTACCATCTAGTGCAAATAACTCTTTAAAATGTACTATGTAATACTTACCTTGCTTGTGCAAGATATGACATGATTGAAATAAAGTTTTTTCTTTGCGTGATGCAATACCGATTCTTGTGAGGGTTTCTCTTACCTTGAGAAAATCATCGGCTTCTTTTAATTTCACTTCAACCATCCGTTGGATGATTTCTTCACTCATTGTTTCCTTTCAAACCACCTATATCAATTTGTTGTCTAATAATATCCAGTTGCGACTCATTGAGAAGTAAAGCGTAGTCTCTCGCTTTCGCATAACTGCATTTACAATACTTCTTGATTAATTCAAGAACTACATTATCTTCTTTTTTCCTTTTTAACCATTTACCATATCTTTTCTTTGGTCTAATAGTATTTAGAAAAAAGTCGAATTGGAGTTTTGAATCAAGGTGACTATGAAAGTTCATTTCATTTGCATATAATGCCGTATCGTGGTTGAAACTTAATCCACGATTGACAATGAATGATTTATATTCCTTTTCTACTTCGGGAGTTTGATCAATCAGATTTGTCTTACCATGATTGATTTGATTTATGAATTCAAATGGACTCATACGAACTCACATTCCGCCATCAACTCTATCAGGCAAGCAACCAAGTTAATCTCTTGGTCTGCAACAAATGCAGATTTATACTGATAATCTGCAATAATTA